TTGCATTGGTCCGAGTGACTGGATTCGAACCAGCGGCCTCTTGAACCCCATTCAATAAAAAACGCAGTAATTTCAACGGTTTTTCTTGCTCTTTAGTGTAATAAGAGTGTAACCGGTTTTATCTTGCATCGGATATCTTCCGCATAACGGAATCATACACGCTTCGCTTGACAAGTAATACCGTATCCATCAGCTCGTCCACGATCGGCCAGACTTTGGACGGGTCTTTTTCTGCGATGGCGCGCAGGAAGTCACTGTCTCCGTAACTGCCTACCATATGCGTGGCCGCTGCCTGCGGAACTGCCGCCTGCACTGCAGGTGCATTGGCTCCGGAATAAGCGTGCACGCGCGAACTCCGGCTTCCCTGTTCGTCCTCCCGCATCCTGTCGCGTATCACATAAAGGTCTGCCAGCTTGGCATAGTTGGGATAGCTGGATTCTTCGTATTCCAGCCGTGCAATCTCCTTGCGGATTTCGGCTTCATCCAGCATGTGTGTCCCTCCTTATGCCCGATCGATCTGCTCCATGCAGCGGCGGATCGCTTCGCGGGTCTTATCGTCGTCCGCGTCGCGCATCATATCTTCAAGTTGCGCGCGCATATGCTCGCGGGCGTCCGTGCGGCTGTAGCGGCCCATTGCGTCGCGGCGGCGCCCACGGTATGAACTTCCGCGTCCATATGTGCCGCGCATGTCGGCTTCCCAATCGCCGTCTCGGGAATAGCCGCCGTCCTCAAGCATTTCGATCTTATAGGTGTTTTTGATGGAGCTTGTCAGCTTCTGGATTGCATCCAAGTCACCGGCGGACATTTCGCGTTTGTCGGCGATTTCGTCAAGCTCTTTGCAGAGCATTTCACGCAGGTTTCTCAAATCGTACATATTGCATCCTCCTTTCACGATACGCGCTCGACGATCATATTGCTATTTGCGAAACTGACCGCCTGCGCGCTGGTGTTCTTCGCCGCTACAGTCAGGCAGCAGCCGCGCGGGACTTCCACGAATGTGGAAACGAAGATGTTGAAATAGTTCTCAACAGCCGCAGGGGTTACGGTCGCTGTGGCGCTGCTCAGCTGTTCGCCGTTGATTGCAAGCGCAGCGGTAATGGCACCTACTGTCCCGCCTGTAGGGACGGCGATATTCGCGCCAAAGGATACGCGGAACTTCGCCTTGCATTGCTGCGTGAGCCCGCGCAGCGTAACGAGCCCGCTTCCTTCGCGATGTACGATGCACGGCTTTCCGCAAGCCGCCGCGGAGATCAGAGGGACGTTCTGCCCAGCGGCAACAGTTTGAATCCCGGATGATGTAAATTCAGCCATAAAATCATTCCTTTCATAAAAATATAGCGGCGGGACGATTGCCCCGCCGCGTTGCTTTCGAGTATCGGCAATGGGGCCGATCATTTTCGTGAGGCCACGAAAAAGCTCTACGGTATGGAGTTGTTACGCAGCGCAGCCGCCGCAGCCATAGTTGTAGCCGCTGTTGCAACCTGCGTACTGGTACGGAGCCGGGACCGCAAACGAGGGGACCGGGCGCGGGTTGTAATACGCCAGCTGCCCGCTCACGTAGGATTTCAACGTATCGTTCTGCGCGGCCTGAGACGCTGCCAGCTGTGCAGCGAAGAGCTGCTGACTCTGTTCAGCGATTTTCGCATCCTTCGCAGCAAGCTCCTGCGCGGTCAGACGCTGGTCGATGCTGCGGAAGCCGCAGTTCATAGCGTCGATGATATCGCGGGTGGTGTTCTGCACAAGGTTCCGCGTATCGCAAGCCTGCGTGGCGAGGTTGTAGTTCACGCCCTGAATCGCCTCTCTGGTTTCGCAGCAGCAGCTTGCGATCTGCGCCTGCAGTGCATTGAGCTGCTGCATGAACGCCATCTGCGCGTTGCAGCGTGCGACCTCGGCCTGCGAGAAGCCGTTTGTCACAGCCTGCGTTACGCCAGCAAAGCCATTGAGCATGCCGGTGTTCATGGCGTAGAAGCCGTCGCACAGCCCGGAGTTCACGCTGTCCAGCTTGCGTTCGAGGTTCGCGAAATCGGACGTAAGCACATAGCCATCCATCACGCCGCCGTTACCGTTACCATTGCCACCCCAACCGTTTCGGCCCCAGCCGAAGAGGAAGAGCACAATGATCCAGATCCAGTTGTCGCCCCACATTCCCATGCCGCCGCCGTAGTTGTTCGCGGGCTGAACAGGCATAGTCGTCTGGATGCCTCCATCAGTAAGACTCATACAAATTCTCCTTTCGTAGATTTTTGATTTATCTCAATCGTGGCCACGAATTGAAATTAAGTTATCCGAGCAGTTGCCGGAACTGCACAGCCATCTGCTGCATTTGATTCAGCTGCTGCTGCGAGATCTTCCCGGACTGCACCAGTTTTTCAACCTCGGCTTTCGGGTCGCCCTGAAATGTCTGCTGAAACTGTCGGAACTGCTGCACCATGTTTTGGAACTGCCCGACCGTACCGGGCATTTGCGCGCCGCCGAGGGCATTAAACAGCGGATTCGCCATTGGGTTCTGCCTCCTTTACCTTTCTTGTCGGCCTGACGCTGGGAGCCGTCAGCTTGGCCACCAGCTCGTCAAACTCTCTGCGGGTCACGTATTCCTCGCTCTGGTCTTTTCGCGGCGCCGTGGGCGTTATAACAGCCTGTGTGCGCTCTACAAGATCGTACGTTGTCATAGTAGGTTTGCCGCTTGCATCGGCCTTTTTGACGTACACAACCGGCGCGTTCATATCCCAGAGGGTAACCGCATTGTTGGGTGCGACAATAAAATCATTCGCCGACTTCTCGTTCGGGACCCAGATGATCGCTTGGTTCTGCTGCGGCTGCTGCGGATACTGCATCTGCGGTGCGGGCTGATATTGTGGGCGCATTTGCATCTGCGGTTCCTGCATCGGCGGCATGGGCGGCTGATTGTAGATCGGCTGCTGATATACGTTGTACGGCTGTTGTCCAAACATCAGGTTTCCTCCTTTGCCCAATAGAACAGCGGGATCTCACTGCCGCTGTCCCACGTGTCAAAATAGCTTCCGTCCTCCACGCACACGACGTGGCTGGATAAGGCCAGCACATACACGCCGCGCGGATGGTCTGCCGCGAACTCCGCGACCGTATAGCAGTCCGGGCATGTGTTCGGGATCACGTTCCGGGCAAAGCCATGCTGCCGGAGGTATGCGCCCCATACGCTGTTTGCGGACGGCATATCGCCCATGATAAGCCCCTGCAGGCACAGGCCCATGTACGTCTCATCCCAGCTCTGCCCTGTCGCTTTGGAGATCGCCCGGACCGTGCAGTCTCCGACCTGACGCCCGGCCGGGTTCGGATTAAAATAAGAAAAGCCCATACCGAACACTCCTTTGATGTGTTCAGTATGGGCTTTTTTTCGGTTCCTTGTGCCTCAGTTGTGCATCAGACCGGCATCACTTTTGTTCAGCTCGGGAGATTGCCGGACGCGGCTTTCATCCTCTCCATGATCTCCGGCAATCGCCGCTGCACGGTGGCCCTGCCGAGATACAGTTCTGTCGCAACATCGACCTGCGGAAGCTTGTCCACGAAATAGAGCTGCGCGATCTGCGCGTTCTCGCGGCCGAGATTGGCCTGATAGATCACGGCTTCCATGTCCTTCCGCGTCAGGCCGCCCAGCTCCGGCGGCAGCTTGGCGCGCGCCTGCGGTGACATAGACCCGCCCCCCTTACTTCATGGCTGCAGCCAGTTTTTTCAGCAGATCGTCGCCGTACTTATAATCGGCGAGATACTTGATGGTGTTGTCCGCGAGACCGGCCTTTGCCTTGATGGTCTTCTTGGCATCCTCGACGGTCTTGTCGACCGTCTCGGTGTCGTAGTCGACCCACGGGAGTTTCCCGTGTTTCTGCCACTTGCGGCTGTTGTAGCCGCCCTTGAGGCCGATGTTGCCGACGCATGTGATCTGCACGCCATTGTCCCAGATCGGCGTGCATTCGACTGCAAGGCCGTCGCCGATGTACATGCCCCAATGGCCCGGCATCCACAGTCCTTCGCCGGGGACGAGTTTGTCCCAGCCAGACGCGGATACGTCCCTGCACTTGGCGATCATGCCGTCGGCGGAGACGTCCGGGACGGCGTTGCCAGCATAGCGCGCGCCGCCGTGGTAGGCGTTCTTATTGCCGTTCCAGCCCCAGAGAATGCCCTTCGTCAGGTTCACGCAGTCGAAACCGAAGTAGCCTTTGCCGATGAGGCCGCGATATCTGGCCTGCTTCGCCGCAGTGTACCAGTCCGGATACTGCTTCGCCTTCTCGGAAATGATCCCCTCAGACACCGGCGAGCCGAAGCAGCCCCACATGTAGACGGTCTTGTAGTTTTTCGCGACGTCGATATGCTTTTTGACGAGTTCAGACGCTTTCATGACACTCATTTCTGCGCATCCTCCTTCGTGCTTCCGCCCTCGATAGCGTCCTGCACCTTCTGGCTCTGCGTGCCGAAGTAGAAGGTGATGACCGTCAGGAAGATGGTCAGGAAGTCCTTGCCGGAGATATCGCCCCGCAGGGCGAGAACGGCGAAGATGATGGTCAGGCCAAGTGTAACGATGGATTTGACGCTCAGGAGATTCCCGAGCCGCTTGATGATGTTTTCCATATGTACCCCTTTCGTGGTTCCGGTTATTCGTCTTTGTCCTTTTTTGCGAAGACCCGCTTGAACGCGAGCAGAAGCAGCTCACCGCCGAACGCCGCGGCGGTGAACGTCAGCACGGCGGAAAGATCGATATCCAGCTGAAACAGGACCGCGATTGTCTCGAGCAGCACCGCCCACACGAGCGTGAGGGTCAGCACGCGGATGCAGTAGAACACGATGGTCTTGGACATTTCGCCTTTTGTCCAGCGGAGTTTGAATCTCACATCGTCACTTCCTTTCGCACTGCACTTCCAGCTGATGCAGGAATTGCTTGACGTCCCCGTTTCCTCCCAGATCTACGTATTTTTTGCCCGCGATCAATCGCTCCGACATCGGCATTTCCTCTGACATGATCGTCAGGCGCAGGATAGACAGGTATTGCTCATCCTGGTGCTTCTGCATCTTGTCGAGCTTTTTGTCGATCTCGGCCAGATGGTCGCCCTGGGAGTCTGCCTGTGTTTTCTTCTTCTGCGCTGCGCCGACGATGGCCTGAATGACCGTCGTCAGCGCGGACGAGCCGAGGACGGCGCAGATGATCGTGATGGTTCCAGCATCCATGTTTTTACCTCTTTTATGTATTTCCCGGCGGTCAGTCGTTGGCCATTTTGATGTAGGTCACTGTGTCGTCGGAATAGCTGACGTTCGGCAGCGCATTGCCGCCGAGCTGGTTATAAAGCTCCGGGTAGTCCGTCTGCGAGAAGGCCGAGCCGTCGCAGGCGTGCCACGGGGCGGCCAGCTCCCGCACGGTGACGAGCAGATCGCCGATCTTGTATTGCGGCGTGGAGAGCTTGTCCAGCGCGTCGTTGATGGTCGGGTTGGCCGGAGCGTCGCCCGCCGTCCAGAGGAGGGCGGCAGTTTCGTCGGTCAGCAGATTCGCCTTGACGAGCGGCGTTTCCTCGGCCAGCGGTTCGTCCTCCAGCCGGAGCCAGACCTGACGCAGCAGATTCCCCGCTGCGTCATAGGCCCCGTAGCAAACAGCGCCGTTCGCCAGATCGTTCGTCCCTTTTCTGTCCCGCATAGATCATTCCTCCACGGCCTTGATGTAGGCATGGCTGCGAACATCCGGCGTGATATTCGGAATGCGCTTGCTGTCGTAGGTATAGTCGTGGTAGACATTGCGCATGACAGTGGAAGCAGATTTGCATGAGCCAATCAGGAAATTCCCATTTCCGGCTAGAGAAGTAACTTCGTACCCAACATCCACGGAGATAAAGCCAGCGGCAATGTCGTCTGAAATCTGAATCGACGTACCACTTGCACCAGCAAAAAAGCCGTCGAACGCGATCAGATTTCCGGCTAGATACTGGCTTCCGGTTTTTGTCGTAAAGCTCGTTCCTGCATTCAACGAATATAGAAGCTTACCCGTGACTGCAGCAACTATGGTGTTTTCATAAACGGCAATCGACCCACCGCCATTCACACCGACAGAAGTCATAGTTTCCCATGTTGTCTGGTCGTACAATGTCCTGCAGCGATAAAGCGTAGACCCGTTGAAGAAAAAGAAGTATCCAGAGTCAGCATCATAGATAGCGTCTTGAATAGGCGAAGTGCCGCTATAGAGCCGTTCGTCCGTCCACCCCGTGGCGGGATTGGAGGAATGGTAAACGTGCGCATAGTTGCTATATTTATCTGTATAGACATAATAACTCGCGCCGTCATACAGAACATCGAAGTCTACGATATAAGTATGGTCGCCGATTCCTTCACCAGATTCGCTCATTACAGACCACGAATTTGCAGGATTATTCGCCGTCAAAAGTCGCACATCATAGTTGCTTCCGTATGTGCATAAGCATACGTATTTCGAATTGTAGTAGTGGATGGGACCGATTTGATGTACAGTCGACGGAACTGAACATTTTGCCCATGTTGTTCCGTTACTGGACCGGTAAAGCTCTACTGTCCAGTCGTCCTTGATTCTGCTGCGGAACCAATACCCGTTTGCGTAGGAAATGATATCGTCGGCATCGGAGCTGTCGCCCGCCGTTGTCGCCACAACTTGGGCTGTCCAATTATCACTCGTCGCTGCTGCTCTGAGGATGGGGTACAGCTCGGGATACTGCGCCTGCGTGATGAACCGACCGTCGCAGGGAAGCCACGCGGAAGACGGTGCTTCACGGGACGTCAGCTCGATATCGCCGACGAGGTGCATACCCTTCGATAGCTTTTCAAAGGCCTGGTTGACAGTTGGGTCCTCCGGCTTGTTGCTGCCGGGCCAGAGCTTCGAAGCCGTGGCGTCCGAGAGAAGATTTGCCTTGCTGAGCGGCGTTCCCTCGACAGTCGGCGCGTCCTCGCGCCGGAGATATTCATAGTGGTCGAGCGTGCCATCCGCGTGGTAGATGCCATAGCGGATGGCCCCGTTCGCCAGTACCTGTGTCGGTTGTCTGTCTTTCATGTCAGTAATCCTCCCGCGGTGCACTCCGCCGCGCCGGTGTAGCGAAACGCATTTATCACATTGTCGACCAGCGTCTCGCAGATGGTCAGGATGCGCTCGATATCGTTTGCGCCCGCATACGTCAGCAGCGCGATCTCCGGCACATCCGGGGCATTTGCGGGGTAGGTGAGCGCGGCGCGGACGTCGCTGATCTGGTCGTGGTATGCGATGCCCTGTGCGGCTGTTATAACGTCCGTCATAGCCCAATCTGTCTTCGCCTGCCACGTGATATCCCTGCCGCAGACGCCGGTCAGGCGGTCGCGGAGGTAGTTCAGCGCCGTCCCGACGCGGTTGAGGTCAACGGCGTTGTATGCGCCCTTCATCCCCGCCAGCCACTCCGCCAGCTCCGCCGCCGTCATGCCCGCGTAGCCCTTCACAGCCAACTCGTGCACGCGTGCGACGTCCGCTACCGTTCGGTCGGTGATGAGGGTGTCAATAATGGTACTCATGTACGTTCAGCCTTTCTCCCTTACGCGCGATCAGATCGGCACGAAGGCCGCGTCTGTCCACTTTGCCCTCGCGCCTGCCGCGCCCATCCAGACCTTGATCTCGCCGTTGTGCGTGTAGTAGGCGTTCTGGATGAGGGCCATTCTGGGTGCCCACGCGATCGGATTGTCAGCCGTACCCTGTTTTACGTCCTGCTCGACGTACACCTGCCGGACGAGGATCTTGTTGACGTAGATGTTCCGCCAGTCGTAGCCCAGCTTGTCCGATTGCGTCACGTCCTCCGTGATGCCGCCTGCGGCCTGCACGAGCTTGCCGTCCTTGATGGCGGCTTTGAGCTTTTCCAATTTATCCTGCGTCATAGGCTGCCTCCAGTTCTGCAAGCGCGGCTTCCGCCTCGGTCAGCGGGACGGCTGCGCCATGCTGCTCGTAGGCGCCGACCGGCTCATTGCCTTTTAGCGTATGCCCTTCCAGCCGGTACACTGTATCATCCAGCGCCCTGTATTGGTTCCCATCCTCGTCCGTCTGCAGGATGGCTTTTTTTGCGCAGAATCCATCTGCTTCGCTCTCCTCGCATGGCACGTAGCACCCGTTCTGGTGCAGTTCGATCGGGATTACACTGTCTGCGTATCCATCAAACGTTCCTTCTCTTGAGACGATATACATGCTTTCCCTCCGATCTTTTCCGCATATATTTGTTTCAGCCGACCTGTACTTGCGGTGCGCAGCCGGTTCTTCCAGTAGCCGTTTTCCTGCCCCGGCCATTTTTCATCCGCAAAATCTTCACCGCAGCCGTTTTTTATGTACCATCGGTACAGATCGTTCAGCATTTTCTGCCGCTCGGCACCTTCCTGCGTGTTCGGCCTGAAATGCTCCCACCCGTTCTCAGACGTTATAGCGCATATTCGTCTACCGTCCGGCGCGATCAGAAGTCCTCCGTCTTCCGTTATGGTCGTTCCATATCGAAGATTAAACGCCCCATCTATCCCTGTTCCACGGAAGCGTTTATATACGATATACCCCATGCACTTGTTCCTCATACGCAAAAGCCGGGGGCAAAGCCATGCGAGTAGGTCGCTCCTTCGTAGTTAGCATAGCCGCCAGATAGCACACGCACGAAAGACCCGGAATCGCCGGCATATGGGGAACGGAGCCACCACCGAACGCCTGTGCTTGTCGCGCTGTGATTGTATTTGCTCTTGCTGTTTCCAGCGCTGTAATACGAATACTGTGCCTGTTTACTGGATTCGTTTGTATTTCCTTGAACGATCCTCCCGAATACTTCGTATTCAGATAGTAAAAAGAAATAGTCCGTTGTCGCTGTCACCGCGCTTGCGTCACTGCTGTTACCTGTGTTGTTCGTGTACTTCGTCACGGATTTCAGTACCGCGCGGAGCGCTGCCGGAATAACTGCAATGATCGTACCGGAATAGTCTAACAGGCTTGTGCCGCAAATGGTTTTGCGCATCTGCGACGTTTGCCATCCGCCGGAGTTTGTTGTATAGCTGTTCATGGAAAAATAGCCCGACGAATATACCTTCGAATTATATTCGCTGTCGCATAATGCAACGTCTATGCCGCCGGAGAGCTCGGTCTTCGCGAGCTGAAAATGAATGCGGTTTGTGCCCTCGACACTTGCATTATGGTTAAAGCCGATGATATATGCGTATGTCGTATAATTAGATAACGAGAGATGTCCCACTGTTCCGTTAAGCGTGACCGCCTTTCGGTCGCCAATACTCCAGTAGTTTTCACCTTGTCCCGCGTCGGAAACAGACTTGATAACACTCCATTCGTTGTTGTTGAGCGTAGAGCTCACGAAAGAAAGCGCCACCGCATAGCTGTACGTGATGAGTACGGTTTTTGGGTCGGACGTTTGCCCGCCTAAAGTTGCACTAACCGTCCATTCTCCTACTTCAGGTACAGTAAGCGTACACGTTCCATTGACCGATGTGCCGCTCACAGACAAGCTACCTTTTGTCGCTGTGACGGTCGCACCGGCAGATACCGTCACGACAATCTGCAGCTGCGGAACAGTCATGGTGCCAGTGATGCGCTTGCCGCTCGCGTCGTGCGCAGTCTCGCCGTGTGCAAGCTTTGCTGCCGTAACGGTATCCGCCGTCAGATCGAGCTTAACTACACCGTTGATCTCAACCTTGTTGACTGCCACGATTAAGCACCTACTTTCAGTGTCTGGCCTCCCTGAGCATTATCCGTATAGGTGACAGGAATTGCAGCAACAGTAACCGAAGACAGATAATTGTATGTCGGACTGTCAGGCGTAACTTCCTGCTGTACGAATGTCGGAGTAACTGTCTTCGCCTGAGGCTTTACGCCTTCAGAACCAGACATAGTGCCTTCAACACCGAGAACTGTAATACCCTCACGGATGTTGGCTGGAATCAGCTTTGCAGCCTCGTCAGCGTCGATAGCAGCATCCCCCGAACCGTCGTGAAAACCCATCGGAATAGACACAGGAGCGTCTTTACTGGTGATTTTCAAGTGCTTTGCCCCGTTATTAGGCATTGTACCAGTCAGCTTGGAGCCTGCCACATATGCTGTCTTATCCTTCAGAATTTCTGCAGCAACGGCAGTTGCATCGCTGGTGTCAGCATCCTTTGTGCTTGTACCAACGATAGGCGCGCCAGATTTGTCATGGGCCTTAATACCATCAGCCAGCTTATCAGGAGTGATGTCGTCCTGAGTAAGGTCAAGTTTAACTTCAGTACCAATGATAACCTTGTTTACATATTGATTAGCCATAATATTCATCCCCCATAATGAGTGTTGCACCCCCCGCATCGTTCGAGACGATATACTGGGGGATCTTCTTGACGGTTACATTGTCTTTCAGGAAGCGGTCCTTCGTTTCCAGCGAGACCGCCTCATAGATCTTGGGCGTGACCTCGTATGCCCCGGTGTAAGGTTTGGCGCCCCCGGCGGATATGGAGGCCGAGAAGCCGAAGGAGACGTCGCTGCCTCCTCCGGTGTCAAAGCGCAGCGCGCGATTTCCGGCTAGCTCAAACGTGACCGGCGTCACTGGAACCATTACAGCACCACCTTTGACAGCGCGTGCAGAACGTCGATCTGCTGGATCGGGGAGCCGATGACGTCCCCCGAGGTAAATTTCACACGCACCTGCATCTGGCAGGTCTTCGGGAGCTTGAATGTCTCCTGCTGCGTCAGCGGGAAGCGGAACTTCCCGTCCTTGTATTCGACTTCGCCGGGGTATTTCTTCTGCAGGTACAGAAGCGAGACCTCGACGGTCTCGATATCGTTGATCTCGAGCGCTTCGCCGTTGTTCGTGATGGAAATATCGATGTTATAGGCATCACCCTGAACCATAGGATGCACCTCCGTTTCTCAGGATCCTACAATTTCACACTCCGCCGCCGCGATCCCGCTGAGCAAGATACCCATGCTGGTGATTGTGCCGGTGATCGTGCTGCCCCACGGCGTCGTCGTTTTGACGTAATCGCCGGGGGTCTCGCCGTCCATGACGATCCGCACGCTGTGGGTCTGACGGCGCATGTAATAGTCGTAGACGTGCTGGGTGACCGCGGCGACGTTGCTGCTGTTGACCAGCGTGGCGTCCCTGACCTCAACGACGTTTGGCTTCGTCGTGGCCGTGACCTTCGGATTGGTCTTCGTCGTGACGGTGGTCGTGTGGTAATACGTCGTGCCGTCGACCTCCACGCTGTCGCCGCTGCCGGTCGTTTTGTACGAATGCGCCGTCACGCGCACCTCCGTCACTGGGGAAGATGTTTCTACGCTGCCGCCGGTATAGAGCCGGTCAAGCGGGATCTCCGCCGCCTCGTCCGCCGCGAGCTTGCGCACCTTGATCCCGCGCGTGCCGCTGGTGTCGATGGTGGCGCAGATGGCAAATGCGATCTGCTGCAGCGCCTCGCGCTTCGTGCAGTCCGGGATGTACCCCGTGATCTTTGCGTCATCCAGCGAAGAGTCGTATTCCAGCGTAAAGTGCCCGGAGAGGATCGTCTGGATCAGCGTCTTCGCAGACGCGCCGGAATAGATCGCAGCCGCGAACGGCTCGCTGTCCATGACGCCGAGGGCGTCGATGCAGGAAATATCATAGACGCTCACGCTTTTCCGGGAGGACGATTCGATATAAAACACGCCGATCAGGTGGTCTGAGTCATACGCGCTGACGGGCTGCTTCTGCTGGAAGACGTAGTCGATATCGTCCGCGCTGTCCAGCGAGAAGTCGAGCGTGTTGATCTCCAGATCGTCTGAAATGATGTTCAGGCCCTCCGTGACTCGGACGGAGCGCAGCTCTCCCCGCTCGAACTCCCGGACGATTCCGAAGAAGATCTGCGAGATCTTCGCGTAGTGGTTCGGCAGGTGGGTCTTATTGATCTGCACGACGAGCTTGTTGTATAAGTCGACCTGCTGCTCGCAGAAATACTTGTACGAGTTCGGCGTGAAGGTCTTGCTCGCAAGCTGTTCTTCGCCGTTGTACCACATCAGGACAATCTCGCTGCAGTAGTCACCCTCCGAGCCGTCGAAGTAGAAGAAAATGCCCGGGGAGGAGAACTGACCATTCAGGGAGATCGTGATCGTCGGCGCTGCGTCAAACGTGCAGTCGTCGTTGCTTTGCACCGCGGACCAGAATGCGGCCCGCTGGTTCCCGAGCAAGACGCGCGTCCCGTCTAGGACCCACTGGTTCTGCTCGCAGGACGCCAGCAGCCCGGCGTCCGTGCCGTAGGGGAGCAGGGCAGGGTTCGCAAAGTCTTTCTTCGCCGTCGTCGTTACCGTCGACGCATCTGCTGCGCCGACCGCGACGTCTTCATATACCACTCTTACGCTCATGCCGGGGTCCTCTTCGGTTTCATGGCAACGAAATTGACGGTCAGGTTCTGCCAGCTGTTTTTCCCGGCATAGCTGGACACCAGCTCGTCGTCGCCATTTGCAACATACGCGTCGAACGTCATGGTCGTCTGCGCATAGGGGACTGTCAGTACGTGGCTGTCTGCCGGTGCGGAGATCGTTTCATAAAACTCGTCGTATTCCTCGGGGTTCGATGTCACTGAATCAATTTCCAGGCTGTAATTGTAATAGGTGCCGATGATGTCGCGCGTCATTGCGCCAGTCATCACGCGCCCGGCATTGTCGCCGTCGAGCACGGAAAACGAACGTTTCAGACTCACGACGTGCAGATTTGGATACGCTTTCCCATCAAGGCTCAATACGCTTGTCATGTTCTCACCCCCGCCAGACGAACGCCAACGCGCTGCGTCTCGTCGTTGTTCGCCTGATATACCGCGCGGGCAAACTCGCGCTTATCGACCTGCATCACGACTGTAATGCTCCGGCCTCCCATGCCGCCCGTCTCATTCATGGCCTGCTTAAAGGCCTGCACCATCGTTGCCAGCGGCGTCTCAATATTTGTCCCGCTCTTCTGGTCGCCGAGAACGGCGAGAAATTCGCGGTTCGGGGGAATGACTGCGCCCTGCGCGAGGCGAGGAAGCGCAACGTTGCTCACTAGGGGAATGCTAATTCCGAAAGACCTACCACCAATTAGAGGAACCCAATCAGGGACCTCGAAATGAATGGTATTCAGCGCGGAGATTAGGAGGTTTATACCGTTGATGATAAAGTTTATCGCATATTCAACAGCGGTAATGATTCCATTCCAGATTCCCTTAAATATATCCTTTACGCCTTCCCACGCCTTTGTCCAGTCTCCGGTAAAAACGCCGCTGATAAACTCGATGATTCCGCTTAGCCACTGCTTTATACTGTTGAATAGGCCGGATATAAAGTTTCCGTATGTCTGGAAAATCGCCGCGAGCATGGGGCTTTTTGATTGTAACCATGTAATGAACATATCCCATGCATCTTTGATGGAGTTTACAATCGCGTTCCACGTCTGCTTAAGCCCTTCCCAAATTTGTTTCGCGCCTTCTGCGGCAAGCTTTAAGTCTCCCGTAAACACGCCCTTAAAGAATTTCCCGAATCCGTCTATGATATTTTTCAGGCCTTCGATGAGTTCTTCGCCATGTCCGGTAAAGGAAACAAGTGCAACCAGAGCGGCAACAAATCCCGCAATCAGGAGTGGAATCCAGCTACCCGTCAGAAGCGAAATGCCGATACCGGCGGCAAGTAGCCCCGCGATGATCGTAAGCGTATTTACTAAATTAAATCCATTTTCAATGACATCCTTGATTCCGACAACAAGCATAGCAAGACCGCCCACAACAAGCACAATGCCTGCTGCTATCGGGCCAAATGCGATTGCAAGTCCGGCAGCAAGCGCGGCAAGCCCCGCAAGCATTCCGAGGAAATTTTGTAAATCAATCCCGTTCTTCCACGCGTCTAGCCAGAAATACACAAGTGCAAACGCACCAGCTGCTGCAAGCGCGATCCCGGCAATCTTGCTCAAATCGTTTGTAAACATGCTTGCAATTTTCCAAGCGAGCAGCCCGGCGGCAATCGCACCTACTAGGCCGAGAATATCGTGGAGTTTATCCTCCGCCATGTCGAGGTTTGAAAAATCCGGCGCGATATCCGTAGACGCCGCCCCGCCCGCGCCGCCACCGCCTCCAGATGCCTGATTGCTGGTAATCTGGTTGATCTCGTCGAAGCTCGCCATGCTCTTGCTGGCGTCTTCAGCTGCGGAGCCTACCCCCTCGATTGCTTCTTTTTCCGCATTCAGCCCTTTTGCCGCTGCGACCTGCGCGCCCCAGCTTTTGCCGGACAGCATGCCGAAAAACTTTGCGATAGCTGTAACAACCTGTGTCAGAATGTCCACAAGCCTCACAAAAACGGGGATCACGACTTGAAGAATCGGCTGAGCCAGCGTCAAAAACGCCGCCTTAAGCCGCGCAACCGCTGCACGCGCCTCCTCGTTCTGCATGATTGTTTTCCCGAGCCATGTCCGCAGGCTTTGCAGCGCTCTAGTAATCAGAGAGAACACCAGGACACGCTTAAAAAGCCCGGAAACACGCTTGCTGAACGTGTTCATGCTGTCGGAAACATTTTTTGCGGCAAGCTCCATCCGTTCGGACGCGCCGCTTGCGTTTGTAATCTCTCGCGTAAGCTCTCCTGCACGTGTCTTCGCCGCGTCCAGCGCGGAGGTCTGCTCCATTACCTTGTCCGTAATTTTTGCGTACTTGCCGTCCAAGCTCTCAACGATCTTGTCTTGCTCTTTCAGACGCGCTTCCTGTTCCTTAATCTGTGCAGCAACTTCGGATTGCCGACTGTATGCAGAAATATACGCATCAGGCGATGCAGACACCTCGCCGGATGTGACCTGCCTCAGCCGCTCAGATTCTGCACGCAACGATTTCAACGCAGTTTCTGCCTGTTTTGCGGATTCCTTTGCCGCGTCAAGCTGTGCCTTGATCCCGCTTTGCTCGCCGCTGCTCTTTTTCAGGTCAGTTTCCAGCTTGTCAATTCTCGCTGTAAGTTTATCAAGCTCCCGCTGTGCTTTTTTCGCATCAACTTCCGCCTGCACAACGATTTTCCCATCTGCCATTTTCTCACCACCTTATTTTGAGACACCCCACGCTGCCAGAATATCCTTTTCTGCGTCTGTGTAATTCGTTTTCAAATCAATAATTTCACGGTTTCGCCTGTAAAACTCTCGTTCCTGCTTGTCAAGAGGCTTCCCGCGAGATTTCTTATCCCGGATACTTACCACATGGGCAAACAGGCAGTCCCCAATTTCCTGATAATAGGACAAAAAAGTGTACCAGTGCAGATATTCCAGTGCGCGGATTTCAAATCCTGCAATTCTGTTGATGGGCGCGACAATCATCTCAAAGTCCTGCTCCCACGACATCAACGTCGGCTGCTTTTTTTGCTCCTTTTTGTCTTGCTCGTGGTCAATAAACCTGAAACATTTCCGCAGTGCTTCCTCATAATCTGAAAGCGGAATATCGTCAAAGTCAGGGTAGAATATCTCAAGGGCGGCAATGGCGCGCTCCTCTTCCGTCAAATCTTTATCAGAAAGAGCGGCGAGGATATCCAGCACCGCTCTATAATCTGATTCAATCTGATATGTTTTGCCGTTTACCTCGACTGACGTCGGGAGCGCGTAGATCAGCGCTTTCTTTTCGCCCATCTGTCCGTATACTGTTTTACTCTTGGGCTCAGTCTGGTTTTTTCGAGATCGAAACCAGCGTCCATCTCGTCGATGACAGCAAGCATAAGATTCGCCCATACCGGCAGACCATTTGCAAGCGCCATTACGTTTGTCCTGAACACTTCAGTACAAATCGGCTTTCCAAAAATTCCGTCGATTTTTTCGCGAATCTCCGTGTCGAACTGATCTGCCAAATCGAGAATTTTTTTCGGGTCCGTCTCGTTTTCGGCGCGTTTTGCGTATTCATGCTGTCTGGATTCCAACTCTTCGAACAGCGAAAACAGCTTTTTCGCAAATTCGCTGTCCGTCGGGTTGAACTCTACACTCACGCCGCCATTAATTTGGAAGGACTGTACGCCAGTATCAAATCTGATATCTGCCATTTATAGCCCCTCCTTACGCCGCAGAATCCGCCGTGAATGTAACTGCACCGTTGCTGCCGACCGCAGCCGTTCCGGTCGTGCGCGTACCGCCCAGCGTCACATCGAACGGCATGCCGACAAAGCCACCACCCTCACCGCCGAGGCTCGCGGGCTTGACCATTGTTCCGTCGTAACGCTCCGCAAAGACTGCTGTCTTGGCCGTGCCTGCGTAAAAATGAACGATAAGAACGTCCTGATTCGCCAGTGCTGCTGCGTCCTGGTCTTTGATAGCCAGGTTCCACAGCTTGACAAGCGCCGCGTCGCCTGCGTCCAGCTCGCACGGGTCAAAACTCTGCGTGATGATGGGCTTCTTCATGGTTGTTCTTGTAGTGCCGAGGATATCCTTACTGGAATCCTCCTGCCAATCGTACTCCATACTAGAGTCCGTGACGCGCTTGCCGAACGGAGACCAGACAGGCGTAGACGACTCGCCGGTATTCAGGTATGCAATCAGCAATTCGCGGTCAATGGTCTGGCCAGCAGTGGTATTAAAGGTCATGTCTGCCATAATTAAATCACCTCATATGTCAGTTTCATAAGTATCTGATGGTCTTCTGTTCCGTCATCGTACCGGGCGAACAGAGCCGCACGGCTGGACGCTTCCACGCGCCGGACGCGCATGCCATCGCCCAAAGACGGATAATTTTGCATAGCCCAGTCTCCAAAGCGGTTCAGCATGGCGTCGCATTTCAGGCGCTTATCGTTGCTGCTGCCGGGGATGATACGGGCGATGATCTTAAATTGGTATTCTGCTTCATGCCCGCCGAGGATGTATTTCTGCGTAATATACGCGCCCTGAATAGCGGACAGCGCCATACTTGCAGAATTCGCAGCGAGAAATTCATAGTTGATCGTTGCAGCTGGCATGTCGTCATCGGAAAAGGCGTTTGCCCAGATCATCATTTTTCTGGCAATGTCCTGCTCTTCCTCCGCAGATACCAGTTTTCTTTGCTTTTCAGAGGCCATTTTTCACCGCCTTATCCGCAACGCGGATCCATTTATCAAGGTTTTCTGCTTTGGACGCCTCGAACCAGTGCGACTGTGCTTGTGCGTGTCCGGATGTCGTGAACACAAGGTTTTTGTCTGTCAGAACCTTCGTCCCACCCTTCGGTGCGTATGTGCTGCCCGTCTCCGGGTCAACCATAACTTTCCCGTAATACAAAAACCGTGCATACGGTCCCGGATAGATGATCGCATTACCGTCCACCACTGTTCTCTGGTCGAGAGAGCCCGTCAGGAACGGCACATATGGGCTTGTGTCCTTCCGCACCTGCGTTGCAACAATATGCTCTGCTTTGGTGCAGGCCTGCGCGAGCTTTTCCTGCAGCGCGTCAAATCCGTCTGCCTTTACGCTGAATTTCAGCATTACGAGCCTCCGACCTGCCAGTGCTGCATAGAAGGACTGCCGAAGTCCTTCATGTCCACCTTTGTCACTTTGTACACATCATCGTACAGCATCTCGATCTGTTCTTCCGTCTTGTCCGGCTCGACTACTTCGCCCTTCACAAAGAATGTTGTGCCGCCGTTACCGTCCGTAGATAGCGTCCAGATTTTGCTTTTATCAGTTGCGCGCCAGAACTCCTGCGGACCGACGTAGCGCTTTTCCGCCCCTGTCACGCCGTCTACAGCAGCCGCAGAAAACGGAATGTACAGATTCACCGCATCTGCTCCTTCAAGCCCGCTCGCGCGGACGTTAGCCGCTTTTGACGCTTGGAGCATTACCCCGCGAATTACAGTGATATGGATTTTTTGCGTATCTTTGAACGTTTCCGGATCCTGCTCCTGCGTGACGTTGTAGATGGTTACAGTGTGTGGGGCGTACATGAAAAACACCTGCCTCTGTAGAGAAGCCCGGTATGGGCTAGATATTCACGCGCTACGCTTGCAAGGGCATTCTTCGCCTCCGAAGCCGATTTCAATGCAGCGACGGAAGAATCTCCGCCGCTGCGAAGTGTCCTGGAATAGCCGCCTACAGTCTCGCTCTGCAATTCTCCTTCTTCATATGCAAGCCCGGCGGACACATTCTTTCTGGCGAGCTCCTGCGCCGTGTCGATCAGCATATACTGATCGACCAGAGCGCAGCAGCACATTTTAACGGCTTCGAGATCCGCGTAGTCTTTTACTCGGTTCTGCGTGTAATAATCGAGGAAGGAGCTGGCGCGGACGGCCAGACGCTGGAAATCCTCCTCATTGATGCTGCCGTAGTAGCAGCCGGAGTAAAATTCATAGTCGGCATAAATCATTCGTACCAGCTCCTTTCATTTTTTACGAACCGACCGTGACGGTAGCCGTGCCGGTCTTGGTGCTGTCCTGCTTCGACTTTGCAGTGACGGTAATGCTCGTGGACGTCTCATTGGACGCGACCTTCAGCACGCCGCCTTCCGTGATAGACGACTTGGCGCCGCTCTGGCTCCACTCGACGTCGCCACTTACAATGCCTTCACCCGCAACGGAGGCAGAAAATGCTTTGCTTGCGCCCTTCGCCACGGTCGCGGTTGCCGGGGAGACAGTCACAGTGGAGACCGTTCCAGCCTTGCCGTAGACCGAGAACGGGAACGGATTGGCAATATCAACGTTATAAGCGTTTACCGGGTTTGCGATTTCCCAGCCAAGCCGCATGACCGCACGCAGCGCAACCATGTCGTTCTGCATGAGGTTATACGTGATGGTCTTCGTGGTCGGATCCTGAATGACGCCCTCGGTGAAGATCTTGAACGTCATGTCCTGCCGGATCGCATAGACCAACTGCGACCAGTCGCCGACGATCATCTGCGCCTGAGACGGGTCAAATGCGCCGTTCATCGGGAAGTACATATCCATGCCGTCAAGGCCATAGCGGGTCGCGCCCTGCATATCGGACTTGAAGATGGGCTGGCCGGTCGTGTCCTTGAGGCCACGCAGCTTACCGCGCATCTGGATAGCGGACATAACGCCGTTCGGATTGAATCCGTCAAGCTCGACCTTCGCGATCAGGCCGTTCTCGCCCATGATGTCGTCAAAGACGCTCGTGCCGACGGGTACGCCGTTTCCAGCAGCAATGGCAGAGGGCACAACGCCGTCGCGCCACGTGGCGGGCTTGTTCGTGCCAAACAGGATGGCAGCGTCAATTACCTTGCCGAAAGCCTCGGTCAGTCTAGGTCTTACCTCCCCCCAGATGTCATAATCTGCGTCATCCAGTGCTGCTTCGGGGATGGGGACAATAACCGCGATTTCCTCGGCATAGATTTTCTTCTTGTCCCACGCCATCTTCGTGGTCTGCTTGAAAGCTTCACCGGCTCCGGTATCAGTTGCTTCGCCGTTGACGAAGTACGCAGAGGGCAGCGCGTCCAGGACGTTGATGGTCTGCGTCTTGCTGGACATATTCGCCAGTCGCTTACCCATGCGCAGGACTGCGGATTCCGCGATAGCGCCCTGCATGATCTCGCGGGTTACAGGCTCCGGAATAAGACCGGAAAGTGCATTTCTGCCAATAATATTCGGCATATGATTCTCCCTTCGTTATTTCAGAGCGCCCCGAATCAGGGCGTTCATCGTGCTGTTCATGTTTGTTTCTTTGGTTCCACCGCCTGCCGGTGCTGTCCAGTCGAACGTCGCCTTCTTGCGATTCGCTGTAAGCTCGTCGACAGCCTGTTCAAACGTGGTCTTGTCATTGACCATCTTCGAGGCCTTGAACGCGATAAACTCAGCGTCCTCGCCGGTCAGACCTTTGCTCAGAACGTATTTGTCCCGCTTGAGCTGTTCGGCTTCAGCCTGCAATGCAGTCAGTGCCGCCTTGCTGTCTGCAAGGTCTTTCGCCTGTTTTGCCTGCCGTTCCTGTTCGGTCTGCTGGCTGTCTTTCCATGTCCGGTATGCGGTGATTTCTTCCTCGCTGGGGTATTTCTTCCGTTCTCGGTCAAGCCTCGACTGAATCATCTTGTCAACGTCGGCCTGCGTGAACGTCTTTTCCTGCTCAGGAGCAGTGATTCCCGTGCTCTGCACGTTGGTTTCTTCTGCCATAAAAATCTCCTTGTTTAACGACCTGTCGGTCGGTATTGATAAATAAGAAGAGCCAATTTGAAAATGGCTTCGGCGGCTTTTTTGCTTCAGCCCAGTCCATCCACCTTTGTCCTTTCTCGCTGTTCCGGCAGCCCTGCGGCCTTGCTGAACCTGCTATATTCTGCGTTCAGCCGCCGAAGCTTTATGTTTGCGGCGGTCGCGTCCTCGGAAAGCCCAGCTTCTTTGTATGCGTTTCTAAGCTTCTTCTGCGCACGGATTTGCCGCTCTATGCGGCGCTGCATTTGCGTCGCTTCATATGCCGTGTAAGTCTTTCCGTCAAACGTGCAGCCAAGACCATCGTCGATATGCTCAAGCTGTTCGTCTGTGTAAGTTCGCTCCGAAACTCCCGGAACAAACGGGTATTTGTGATGTCTACAGTTTGCGCCTGTCAGACCGTCAACATATCCGTAACCGGTCGTTTCCACAAGGTCATCGTAAAGCCCCAGCGGGTCAGGTTCGCCGCTTTCACTCTGGTAATAGACTTTCCCTTGCCAGTCCTTGTGGCTTGACCACGGCGAAGCACCCGGCTTGTCGCGCGCCCCAGAGTGCGCAGACACTTCAAAGTATCTCGTCTCAAGGGACTCTGCGCTTTGGTTCGTGTACTGGTCGCAGATCTGGTTCACGCCGGTCATGACAGCTCTCCGAACAGCAACGTCGATGTTGTCAACGTGTCCGCTTTCGTAGTTCACGACTTTCAGCCCGCCTGCAAACTGTTGCACCGCAGACCTAATAGCCTGATTGTAGCTGATCGCCCCGCTCTGAATCTGCATAACAGCAGAATCCAACGCCCACTGATACGCACGAGCGGGCGGAAGCATCGTCCTGCCTTTGTCCACCAAGAATCCCATAGAAGCCGTGATGTTATGGAACTCATCAAGCGTCTGCGCTCTGATCGCTTCGATGGTCGCAGTGTTCACCAGAATATCAGGCTGTGTCAGCCCTGCCATGTCGATAACCGATGTGTAATACTTCTGGTTTCTGGCAATAACATCGTCAAAAAGCTCCTTGAGCTTCTTCTCGCTGATTCCAGAGGTCTTGCGGATTGCTTTTTCAATCTCCTTCGTATCGATACCATGCGACCGAAGCGCCCGGATTGCCTGCACAGTCACTTCGTTCAGCTGATCTTTCAGCGCAAGCCTACTGCATATCTCATCGAGGAGCGTATCTTCCAATCCTCGGAACAGCTCTGCCAGATCCTCTGGGAGCGCATCAAGCAGTTCTGGGGTGAATGGATACCGGCTCATCTTTCACAACCCCAATAGTCCCAGTGTTTTCTCCAAATCCCATTACTCGACCTCCGATTCTTCCTCGGTTACCATGTCCTGCGCCTTCGGCAGCGCCGCCTTTGCTGTCGCCTCGTCCTCGTTCATCCACTTCATGCGAAACTCCCAGTCGTTCATAATCCCAGTATTTAGAAGCTGCATATCGCGAGAAAAGTCCGTGGCCTTATCCTCAATGATAGAATCGTCGAAATCAATGCTGATCTCCACATCCTCGTTCAGCCCCGCGTTCATCGCGGTATTCCCAAGCCGGAGAAGGATCCGGCATAGTTCTACAAGCACCTGTTCGAGAACAATTTCATGCTTTTTGATGGTGCGGAACATGGCGCTGTTCTCGCTGATGACCTGTGTGGCTGTCGCGACGCTATCGCCATTAAAACGGTAATAAGTCTCTCCTAAGCCACACTTACTGGACAGCATGTTCAACTGGTCTTGCAGGCCCACATTCAGTTGTTCCGTCCGAAGGGTAGGGGAAATCGTCTCTACAACGTTCCCTTGCTGTGCATCTTCCGGGAGCAGATAAAAGCGCCGATCATTGTCATCAAGCGTCGGTTCGTCGTCCTCCCACCTTGTAGCGGGCATTTTGACCATCATCATCATTGGGCCGTTTTCAAACTCATTGACGTAACAGTCATAGGCACAATCCACACCGCGCAGAACATCGATTGCATTCGCATACACGGGAATGCCAACCGGAAGCAGATAATCAAGGTTATTTGCGATATTCGGCCGGTCGATGACGAACTGTCGCTTGTCGCTTCCCGTATGTACCACCGGCGGGATCCGCTCGAATCCCGGAACCTCTGTCAGTAGAGCATCAGAAAGTGTTTCATTTTCGTAACGATAAATACTGTTCTCGATGACGTACAGGCCGTTTTCATCTTTTCTATGGATCTGCAAATACAGATAATTCTTCCCGGCCCGCGTGACCACGCTGTCAAAAGCACATTCGGTGATAAATCCATTCTGCCAAGCCAGCGGGAAAATATGCTCGATCGTCACATAGTCTAGCTCGATGCTAGAAGCTTCGCCCCGTACGATCTCGCCGCTCTCGTTGACAGCCTGACCTACTACGCGGGGAATGTATGCCACGGTCCCGAGTGCCGATTTCATTTCCTGCATCTCGTTTGCCTTGACCGTGAAGTTGTTCGCGGTCAGAACCCTGTCGATGAACTCCTGCTCCTTCTGGCCTTCAAGCGTGATCTGAACCTTCTCATTCATCAAGAGGTTTGCCCAGTCCTCACAAACCTTTTTCGCCATACCGAGGCTTGCACGGTTGCACTTTGTCCACTTATGCCCGTTATATCTCCGGTATTGATGGAACCCCTTGACTTTGCCGACGTACCACGACTTCCAAAGGGACACGTATGTATAGAATTCCTCTGGGATTGTCGTATCCCCGAGTTCCTTTAATTTATCGATAACCGTCATGCAATAACTCCCATTCTACGGCTCACAGGCTCTAAGGCGTACCGCGTCGCGTCAATCAGATGATTGTTCGCGTCTGGGTATCCGCTGATTATATCGCCGTCTTTGTTTCTCTCATATTCGTAGCCCACGAACTCATCGTAGGCATGTGGCGTTCGTTTTCTATCAATGACAATCGTTCTTCTCTGCAAGAACTTCATACCGTATTCGACCGAGCCGGGTCCCTTGACAGCTTCATACGCAGGCAATCCCATTGCCCGTAGGTCAGCCACGCTCTTTGGCTCCGCGCTGTCACAGATGACGCGCACATTGCCATATCCGCGCTGTTTGATTATAGTCGCACTCTGCTCGTTGGATAGTTTATTTTGATAAATCTCGTCTAACAGATATATCGTCTCTCTCGCCCGATCATAATGCAGCCGTATAAAAGCAAACGGGTCTGGGAACCAGCCAAAGTCCACTCCCTGATAGATTCGGTCAAAGCCTTTGACTTCTTCGTCTGTGATCTCCCGCAGCTCGATCCTGTCGAACACGTTTCCGCCGGTTCCTACCGGGATACCGAGATACTCATGCTGATACGCGCGTTCATCTGTCTCTTTCAGGTGTTCCGCTTCTGCAAGAAACTGTTCTCCCAGCCATTCAGGCGGTGCTTGCAGATACGTGGACTTGTGACACAGCCGGTCGGCCCGTTCCTCCAAGCTGTCCTTGTTTGCCCAGTTGTCGCGGCTGATCGGCGGGTTATAGCTTTCAAAGTTCCAGAACTTAGAGCCGCCGCGCATTGTAGACTGTAAGATCGTTCGTATTTCCGCACGCCCCGCGAACTGGTCTTTTTCCTCAAAGTGCGTCACGGCAATATATCCAAACGGAACCTTGATGGATTTAATCTTCATCGGGTCGTCCGCACCCCGGAACATGATCTTCTGCCCGGTTGGCTTATAAATCAGCTCCATCGGGGAGACTTTAGCTTCCCAATACGCCGCCATGCCCAGTTCCCCGATTGCCCAGATATACTGCGCGTACACGCTGTCACGAATGGTATTTGCCACCTTACGCAGCACCAGCGCGTGTGTACCCGGATTGTTTATCAGCAGCAGTGGGACGAGTACAGACACCGTGGAGGATTTCAGTGAGCCTCGCCCACCGCTGAAATCGTAGTGCGTGTGACCGTGGTGGAACACGTCATGCGCCACGTCGTAGAACGCAGAGCCGATTTTTTCAGACAGGCGAATGTCAGACATCAATTATCACCTTGACACCCTCTGTGTTTATGTTTTGCTCTACAATATCCTTCTGGTCAAGGTACTGCTTGCCAAGCCAAATAGCCATATTCGCGTTCTTGTCAGCCAATCGCCACTGGCTTCTCCGCAGTGAAATTTTCCCTGCTCCTCGCTTTTGCTTAAATACCTCGGAAAAACTGGCATGATAGGTGCGTTTACACCAACTATCCAGCGTTTTATCGGTCACGTCAAACCAACCGCAGATTTCCTCAAGTGTGCATTGCAGGCCGCAGAGGTTTTCGAACTGCTTCTGATCTATTTCCTTTCTTGGCCTTGCCATACGCGCCCTCCTTTCTCTGCTGGCGTTTGATAAACTTTTCCATGTCCCGCTTCAAATACGGGCTGGTTGTTTTGTCAATAATTCCCTGTGCCTCTTCAACCGTCACTCAGAAGCACCGCCTTTTCTCCTGTGAACTTCTCCCAACGATCAATGATTACATCTGCATACTTTGGGTCAAACTCCATGCAGTACGCGTGTCTTCCGTTCTGCTCCGCTGCCATAATCGTTGTGCCAGACCCCGCGAACAGGTCAAGCACATTCTCACCCGGCTTGCTGGAACATTGCATCTGGTAATCAAACAGCTTAATCGGCTTCATGGTCGGATGCTCCGCAGATTTGACAGGCTTATCAAAATTGAGAACAGTGGTCTGCCTGCGGTTTTTGAAGAAGTAATGCTTGTGGCCTTCCGTCCATCCATACAAGCACGGCTCGTGCTCGTCCTCTTCAATCTCGCTCTCGCCATACAGGCAAGGTTCATGTTTCCACTGGAAGTCCTGTCTCCCCATCACGAGGGAGTTCTTCACCCAGATCAGGCACTGTCTGACGCGCAGCATCGCGTCTTTACACGCACCGCGAAAGTTATACCCTTCACTGTCTGCGTGCCAGATGTAGAACGGGGCACCTGGTTTCATGACCATTGCTGCATTGGAGAAGGCATCCGTCAAAAATCGCCTGAATGCTGTATCTTCCATGTTGTCGTTTTTGATTTTACCGGCGGCGCCCTGATAGTCCACATTGTACGGCGGGTCCGTGAGAAGCAAGTCCATCTGTGCCCCCCCTACGAGCTTCTGTACGTCTGTCAAAGACGTGCTATCCCCGCACATAAGGCGATGATCTCCAAGCTGATATACATCGCCAAGTCTGCTCTTAGGCTCTGCCGGAAGAACAGGATCATAATCATCCTCCACAACGGAATCGTTCAGCTCGTCGCGAAGTCCCCAGTCAAAGTCAAAAGCCGACAGGTCAAGCCCCGGCAGTTCGACCGACAGCAGGTCAAAGTCCCAGTCGCTCTCGTTGCTTTTGTTATCTACCAGCCGCAGGGCGTTCACTTGCTCCGGTGTCAGATCATCTACGCAGACGCACGGCACTTCTTCCATGCCCAGCTTCTTTGCCGCCAGAGCGCGGCAATGACCGATTACAATCACACCGTCCCGATCAACTACAATCGGCTGAACAAAGCCGTACTGCTTGATGCTTTCTGCAACGTTGTTGATCTGCCGTTTATCGTGTTTCTTTGCATTCTTCCCATAAGGCGTAATGCTATCTAATTTCAAGCTCTTTACTTCCATTTCATCCCTCCTTATTCACCCTTCCAATCTTCCTTTTCACGCTCCACCGGATTGCGGTTCCCGGTGGAGCTAAGAAAAAGGAGGTTCCGCAGTCCGCTGCGTAGCCGTAAGAAGGATGAAAGCGCAGAGGATACACCTCTACGCTTCCATTTTACCGTATTTTTAGGGCTATTTTGAAAATATACTTTCAAAAACTATTACTTTTCGTTCCCAGCAAGATAATCAAGCGATACGTCGAATATTTCAGAAAAGCATAGTAACACAGACAATGTGGGTTCCGCTTCTCCGCGCTCGTACATTCCTACCATCGGTCTTGACAAACCGCATCGCTCGCTTAGAACGTATCGTTTTATTCTTTTTCGTTCCCTCAGTTTTCTCAGCCTTTCTGGGAACACGCTTGCCTTGTCCTCCGTTTGCATCAGCCTCCTATCTCCCCGAACTCCCGAACCCATTTTCCCCTCGTTCCGTCTTCTCGAGCGAGGGGACCACTTCCAGCTCCGGCAGGATGCAGGGCAGTATAACAAGCTGCGAGATCTTGTCGCCCCTACAGACCTTGTAAGGCTTGCTTCCGTGGTTGTAGAGCTTGACCATGATGCTTCCGGTGTAGCCGACGTCTATGACCCCTTCGCTTGTGATTCCGTGCTTGACGTTCAGACCGCTTTTGCTCTTGAGAAATCCCACGGTGTTTTTGGGCAGCTGGACATGCACGCCTGTATCAAACAATTCGCTTTCTCCGGGATAGATGTAAACGTCGTCGCTCGCCGAATACAGGTCTAACCCCGCATCGTATTCATGCGCCCTTGTGGGCATGAACGCCAACAAATCTAAAACAATTTTCATTTTTCCCACCAATCCTTGATTGTATCGTTCCGTTCGAAAAACGGCTGAAAGAACGGACCGCAGAGCTTCTTAAGACTCGAGTCAAGCCGGTGAATTGCATCGTCGGATTCCTTCTTGCCCAGCCATGCCACGCCGTATTCTGCGTCAAGCTGCTCCATTTTGTCCAGAAGTTCCTTTGCCTTCGCCGGGCTTTTGAGCATGCCCAGTTCATGCGCCGCCACAAAGAAAAGATCTACCACCTTCTGCTTTCCTGCCTCCATACCGGCGGCAAAATAAGCCTTGTTGCTTCTGCGAATACGCTTTGCCAGATCGTTCATTGCACTCATAGCTGTATCCCCCTTATGTACTTATCAAAATACGTCACTGCCACCGCCATCGCCGCCCACATATCCGCTGCGAACCCGTAAAAGAAACCGGGGTTCTTCTTTGTTCCTTTCCCATAATTCGGCTGGCCGGGCGCGTAGCGGTCGACGAGGGCTTGTCTGATGTTCGCATCCTTCGCCGACGCTCTGCCACATAAGTAAAGCTTTTCTTCCCGGCGGAAGATCTTCTGTATCTGGTAGCACCGCTGGAAAAGCTCGGCATATTCCCAAAATCGCCCGATCCAAAAGCAGGTGTCGAACACTTCCTGCCCGACCGGCATACCCATTCCGGCAACCATTTCGATTGCCAGGTGCTGATACTCCCGGCAGAGAACGGGGAATATCTTCCCGTTCGGAACTTTACCAACGTCCAGCACCTTCCGGATTTCCTTCCCGTCGTGCTCCACCAGCACATAGCCGGATTGGATGTTGCCGGGGTCAATCGCAAGAATTGTTCCCACCTTGCAGCCTCCTTCCGGTCTCGCACGGCTTCATCTCGTCGCAATCACCGTATTTCGCGCAATGTGCTGCAAACAGCCCCTTGAACTCCGGCAATTTGTCGATTACAAGGCAGCACATCATTTTCACAGCCTCGCGCGTCTCCTTTGCCGCCAGCCTGCAAAGCCGCTTTTCTGCAATGGTCATCAGCTCTTCGGCATTCATGTACCAGATCATGTCTACCGGCGCGTCCTGCCGCGCTGCGTTCCGATCGTATTCGTCCTGCCGGTCGTTGCGCTGGCTGCGGATAAACGGCTGTGCGTGGACGTGGCGGGCTAAATGAGTGCTTACCCAGTACGGCACGCCCTCAAGATAAAACGCAAACTGTAACGTCCGAATGGGGCTATGCCGCGCCCGGAGAATGGCGTGTTTCCACTCCATGTCCGGTGCTGTTTTCATCTCTTTGCCGATGGTAACCAAAGCGCACTGTTTTGCAAGCGCCCAGTCCTCATCGGTTGGATATTTCAAAAGTGTAATGTTCATTCTTCCCTCCGATCTCCGTAGCTGCAATACCCGTCAGGCTCCGGGTCTGAAAGCCCTCTCTGATCTGCGCAGTACGGGTCATTTTCTTCGTTCCGACGGAAATTCTTGCAATCTTGGCAACGCACGACCGGTTCAGCGTCTACCGAGGGTGCATATGCAATCAGCTCCTGAATTTTCTGTCGCGCTTGGCTCAACATTACGCGCGTGATAACATTCTCGGTTTTGCTCCGATCTTCCATGTACTTTTCTTCTGCTGCGTCGTATAGCCGGTTCGCATCAATCAGCCACATTATTGCTACCTCCTGTATTTGTCTGATACTCGCCGTGGCTGCAAAAATCATCAGGTCTGCATTACGGCAGCATATATTTTTTGCAATCGTAGCATCCGCCAGAAAGGGGTGCCCCAAGGTGTCTACAGTATTTGCAACGCACCACCTCCGCAACGTCGGCGGCGGGCAGTCTCTTGATAACGTCCATCGCTGCGTAAGCATAGTTGTTGCATAGAACTTTCAACGCATCCTCGCGCCGGATAAAATCAGCCATAAAGCATACCTCCTGCAATAACTTCGTCCATCCCATCCGGCAAGGCGTGGAATGGGTCGATTGTTCGTATAATTTTCAGCCGCAAGAGCCTTTCTGCCTGCCGTTTGGTCAGCCGCTGCTCCCGCTTCTTCGGCGGCAGCTCGCCTTTTGCCGCCGCAATGGCGGTCGGGTTGTGCTTATGTTGACCCATCGCTTACCATCCTTTCCAGCATCGACCTTGTTTCACACATCGCCGTGATATACCCTTTGCAAAAGCTCATCATCATTAGGTTGTTGGTACTTTCGTGCCGCCTGTATCTTCCTTCTGCATCTTCTATATGGTCTTTTACCATCTTTAGATGCACTTCCAGCGCGATGTTTTTTGCTGCAAGAAGCTTGTTTCCCAGCTTGCGCGGTCCGATACTCGGTGCGCCTTTTACTTTGTTTTCCACGACCTCCAGCACACGCGTGATCGTTTCTGCATCCAAGACATCGGTATTCCAGCAGCTGATGTTCTTGTAATCTTCTATCGTTTCAAGCAGCCACGCGCTGCTGATATACTTTTCAGTCATCCTTCTTGCCCTCCTCTACACGCGACTTAAGCCATTCTTTGATTTGCATCGCGCAGGAGCAGCAAAGCTCAATATCAGGTGATTCTTCATGGAACGCGCTTCGCACGTTTACATACGTCGCAGAACTCACGGGGTTTATCTCCGCCCCGCAGCGGTCACATATTCGTTTCGTTGCCATCCTTCTTTCCCTCCTCAAACCGCTCAAAATAGAACTCAATCGGCTTCACATTCTCAACGACATTCCCGTAAACCACGCCCACCTTGTAGATGTAGCTCTCGCGCAGCTTGCGCGGAATCTCTGCAATATACCACCGGAACGTTTCCAGAGAATTTGCCCGCTTGTAGTGGTTGCACATTCGGCATGACGGCATAAGGTTGGAAATATCGTCCGTCCCTGCGTCTTCGGCGTTCCATGCACGTTGCGGCTTGAAATGATCGACTTGCATATCCTTGATGTCGATAGCCCGTCCACAATAGGCACAGTGACCGTCATACTTCGCATAGACCGCTTCCCGTTTTTTCTTACTGAAACTCATACTCCGTCCACTCCTTCAAAATACCGTGTCCGTTCTTCCTGCGTAGGCCAGTCTGGGTCGAGGCAACGCTTGCGGCGGTTCCGTTTCCATCCGCTGTAAATCTTCGCATCGCGCTCGTCGATGCTGTACCCAACGCCGCATTCTGCCCGGTTGTGAACCAGAAGTGGTCGCGGATAATTCGGATTTCGTGCCCTCAGAACCTCATACTCGCCGACAGGTTCTTCAAGTTTCCAGCCACTTTGCTTCAAGTATGCTCTGAGGTCGGACAGCATCCCGTGTCTGACCGTCAATCTGTTCTTCATCTGCTACTCCATTTCCCGCAAAGCCTTCTTGGCTTCTGCCTCCGTCAAAAACACCGTCCGACCGATTGCGTCCTCGCAGAATCTCTTCCGCCCGGTAATGTACGTCGTGCCTTCCCGGTCAATTCGAATCGCGTCTACCGTGACCGGCACGGGCTTTTTGGGTCGCGTGTAAAACATCCGGGACAGCCATACCGTATCGCCCGGACAGAGTCGCGTACTGTCCATATCCTCATAATCCGCAAGGCGATCTGCCATCTGGACGATTTCGCCAACCGTCGCGCAACCCAATGCGTGCCCATTTACCAGAACACAATCTTCATTCCGGCTTGTCAGTCGCTCCATCGGCATCCTCCTTCCCTTGGATTTCCCGCAAAGTCTTCTCGGCTTCTTCGCGCGACAGAAATACGGTTTTTCCGAATTCTTGCATCGGGATGTCACACTCTGTTGTGCGAATCATGTGAATATGCCCATCTGGATCGCGTCCGCGCACTGCGGACGGATGCCCGCAAAAGAATGTCCGAACTTTTGCGCTATACAATTTTCTCACAGCGCCTACAATCCACACTGTATCTCCCACCTTGCACGGCAGCACGACCACGCGCCCGTCCTTGTCGGCCTCGGTAAGTTCGCGGAGGCGGCTAGGCTCCACGCCCAGCGCCTGCGCTGCCAGATTTATCATCGTGTCCTCCGTAAATGGAGCCTTGATTTCCTCCGGCGTCAGCCCCGTGTCCTCGTAGGCCGCGAGGCGATCTGCCATCTGGACGACTTCGGTCATCGTTAAGTGGTACAGACCGTGCCCATTTACCGAAACACAATCTTCATTCCGGCTTGTCAGTCGCTCCAATCGTTCCATATCTCTTCCTCCACATACCGCCAGCTCTGCGGCGGGCGGCGAATTGTATTTTCACATTCCACGATGTTAATGCTTCCGTCGTGGTTGTAATCATATCTCTGGAACGAACACGCAATCCTGCATGACGGGCACGTCCCATCATCATTTTTATATCTGCAAGCAGCCGTAAACTCCCACAGATCGCGCGGGTGATCGTAAACGCGCAAATCTGAGATGTGCCAGCCGAAGCCGGTGGCAGCTCCGAGATACTGGTGCAGCTCCGCAGGCTCTATGCAGGTTGGCCGCGCAGCATCTGACGGGATCCTTTCCGCGCCGTTAATGTTGATGATCTCATCGCACAGAAATTCCCCAATGACTTTGCCGTTTCCGCATTTGTAGATGTAGCACTTAAACGGCGGGTTCATCTTCGGGCGCGTCTTGCGCACCTCGATAGTTTTCTGCCCGTTGATGATTTTCTCGCACCACTTCGGGCGGATGCTGATCAAAACAGCTTTACTCATGCTCTTGCCTCCTGTTCCAATTCTGCGCGGAACCGTTGTTCCAGTTCAAACACGCCGCGCGGCTTGCCTTTGTAATAGCCTTTCATTGGCCTGTCTATTTTCCGTTGCAGGTCTTTCAGGCGCTCCCAGTATTCCGGCAGGTAAATATACATATTCCGCAGTTCCCGCAGGTTCTTGTTGCAGCAGCACCAGCACGAAACACGGTCCAGCACGTCATAAAGGCGGATCGTGCCCTCCAGCCACGAAAACCCGTTTTCATAGCAATATGCCATGGCGTCGGCTTCCGGCATGCCCCACTCCGCCAGCGGGTGCAGTTTATACGGCTTCCGTTCTTTTTCCAGTCGCGGCGTTTCGTCGGCAGCTATGCCAACGTAAACCATAGCGTCCCGCGCCTCCGCGTACCTGTCCATGGCTTTCAGCTTCCCCGTGGTTCCCCAGCGGCAGAGGCCGCCACACCAGCCATAACCTTGGTGTGTGCCTTTCTGCTTACTGCAAACCGGCCTTTCCAGCATATCAAACAGGAACGGGTTTTCCGGCTCCAGTCTGGTGTACTTGATCCCCAGCTGCTCCAGGCGGGGTAACATTTGATCCCGTGTGTGGTAAATCGCCTCAAACTCCATTCCGGTATCGTAGAAAACCACCTCATTCAGCGGGTAGCCCTTGGCAATCAGCATTAGGAGCATGGCCAGGCTGTCCTTGCCCCAGCTGACACTTGCAATATGCCATTTCATTCCGCTTTTGCACCTCCAAACGCCGCCAGGTCGAATTCGTGGCGTTGTGAGCCACGGCCCTTCGTTCTTTTTCCTTCTCGCAGTTCTGGCAGACATAGCGCGTCGCCAGCGATCTTGCCAGTTTTTTCAGCATTTTCATGTCTCATCCTCCTTGTTTTCTGCAAGCATCCGTTCGACCGCTGCCATCTGGAACGCCGTCAGGTCGTCTCCGTGGTTCTGCACGCCGTGCCGCATTTTCTCCGCACCCTTCGGCGGTTTCTCGAACAGCCGGTTGACAGCAGCCTCTTCCAGCGGATTCAGCGGGTCATGGTGCCCCTGCACACCGTAGCCGGGCTTTGCAGCGCGGCTGTACTGTGCAGGCTGTGTTCCGCCCTTGTCCTGTTCTTTTGCCAGCCAGCGGACAATAAACGCATTGATCCCGCGCTTTGTTTTCCGTTTGGCCGGATTTGCGTCCAACCAGCCCCTCATGTTCCGCAGCTGCTGTATCACGTCGACAGCAGGGTACAAGCCCGCCCATTCCTGGCATTGCTCCACGGAAACGGAATATCCCGTTCCATCATTCAGCGGCAGAGAGATTGCTGGCGGCGTGGATGCCGCTTGCGGCTCCGCGCTATCTTCCGCATCTCGAATAGCGAATTCGATTCTCGATTCTCGATTCTCGAATACGGGAACATCTGCATGCATTTGCTTGCAGATGATTTCATCCGCTTGTTTCCCATCATCAGGCGACGGGAATTTGCTTACTTTCGCACGCTGCGTCTGATACTTGCCCCATGTTGGTAGGTAAAGGAAGCGCTTGCCCTCAAACACATACAGAGCAATCAATCCAGCACTCGCCAGCCCATGAAGAGCATTTTCTACAGTTTTGAGCGTGAGGTTTTCTTTCAGCGGGAAGAGGCGGTTTTTCACGACCGCCGCTCTCCCGTCAAAGCGTCCGAAATCATCACAGTTTACAATGAGCCGATAAAACAGAACTTCTTCAAACCACGAGAGTTTGTCGACGCTATCGCTTGTGCAGATGCTTTCCCGAATAATTCTGTTCGGCATATTTCAGCCCTCAGAACGGCAGCTCGTCGTCGCTTTCGTCAAGCTGTTTGAACTCCTCTGCGCTGGCCGGTGCGGGCGTTACAAAGGAGTCTGCCTTGCTGGGCTTGAGATACCGGATACAGTCGCGCGTTACACCGTCATTGCCCTCAAACGGCTCCATGTGCAAAATGCAGTTGCGGCCTACCAGATCGTCAAGTTCAAAATCGGTGCCCGGCTCAATGCCAAGCGCATTTGCATATTTGCCGATCTTGTCGGCGTCATACTCCCCGGTGTCGCGGTCGGGCCAGAAGTTCTTGAAGATGTGCTTCTTCTGGTATTCCTGCTCGACGTCCTCACGGACAACGAAATCGAACTTGATGCATTCGTTTCCGTTCTTCGTTACGCTGTATCCGCACGATTTCAAATAGCACTCATAATCGCCAGCCTTCATCAGACCGCCATCGTTTTTAACAGCTTTGAATCCCATCTACTTTTTCCTTCCTTTCAGTGTTCATTTCCCAATGCGTAAAATAATCGTTGATATAACCGTTTGCCAAAAGCCAGTTGATAAAGCATGAAATCGTATCTTCGATAGGCTCGAAATCGCCGCGCCGGTACGTCTCCGCGTAATTATTCGCGCCGTCGAAGATCAGGTATGTAAATTTTGACGCGCCTGGCATCAGATGCAGATACATCGGATGCTGCGGGCTGTGCAGGTACTTGCCGTATTCGTACCGCTGTACACGCTTAATATCGTAGATGATTCCGGCCTTTACGTAGTCGCAGACGCCGTATAACTGGAAATCCAAGCCCGATACATGCAGCCGCCCGGCGACCGGCACTTGTGGCTGACCGCCAGAGCAGATGCGGGAAAATTTTGCTACAGCCCGGTCGTATTTCTCGCTGACAGGCTCAATTGGTACGCCCGCAACCGTGCTGTTGATCGCCGCCTCGAAGTCAATGCCAGCCTGCATCACCTGCGTTGTTTCCTTCTCTTCACGCCGAAGCGTAGAGAGGAATGAGGACAGCGCCGCGTCTGCATACGCATCATCCGCATCAAGAAAGTGCTTCCAGCTGCTTAGCAGGCTTTGTGTCAACCAATACATAGGCTTTTATCTCCTTATCGTATTTCAGACCGAGTTTCTTGCACTTGCGCTTGAACTCTGCGCCAAGCTCGGCGGCGCTAGTCAGAGCGTGATGGATCTTTGCTAGCCCTTCCCGCGCCTTTAACGCCGTGTCGGGATCTCCGACAAGCGCAATGAACGCGCGGCCTTCCTGCATCGCCACGTCATATGCGGTTTTCTCGCCGCTATAGATCTCGGCCTGTGCGTTGATGTCCTCTTGCGCTTTGCGGAACAAATCCGTCAAAAATGTGGACTTCTGGCCGGGCTTGAGCTCCGGCAGCTGCATCACGCCGCGCACACCGAAGCAGCCTTTTGCAAAGTATTCGTCTGTCGGTGTAAAGCCGATCATGCGCTTGTTTCCCATCATGAACATATAGCCGCCAAAGTCCGCAGGCGTCCAAACGATATCCTTTGCGCCGCCCTCGCAGGACAGGCGTGTCTGGATGGTATCGCCCTTCTGCTGTTCCGTCGTGTGGAACACCACGATCAAATGCTTCCGGTCTTTTGCGCGGATCTGATAACACAGCCGGTCAAACTCAGACTTAATCACGCCGTACATCGCGCGGCCATCCTTTGCGGCCTTGCTGTCCTGCTTCTTCGCCCAATCCTTCATCAGCTGCACCAGCATGCCGCCGGTATCGATTACAACGGATTCAGCCGCCTTGTATTCGTCGGAGTCCATATCGCCAAGCATTTCTTCGTAGGATTCCACAACAGAGGTCACGCCGCGCTGCTCTGGCCTGACGCGGGCAATGCCGTTGTCCGTGTCGAACAGAAACGGCTTCGGTGCGGAAAGCGCCAGCGTTGTCTTGCCAAGGCCGGGCTGTCCGGAAATGATGCACATGAATTTCTTGTTGCTGAAATCTAGTTCAGCGGGTTTCTTGATTGCCATTTACCTTACCTCCACAAATTCGCCGTTCTTCAGCCGATACCACGTATCGGCCTTGATCTTCTCGCCGTCGACGTATTCCGTCTTCACGCAGCGCGGAACGAATCGACCCTTTTCTTCGGAATATTCCCACTCCGCAAGCGTGATCCAACTCCCGATTTTTGCTTTTACCGTACAGCCATGACCTGCGCAGCAGATCACGGAGTCGACGCCGGTACTATCAATCTTGGCGTAGTCGCCCGAGCTGCCGATCTGGGCGTAGTTGCCCGAGCTGCCGATCTGGGCGTAGTTGCCCGAGCTGCCGATCT